TGGTGAGGAGAACAATTTACGTCGAAACTTATTCGTGACCATCTGGAATCGTCTGATTTGGGTCTTAAGTGTTCTAGCCATGGCGTTTCTATGATTAATTTTTGAAGGAAGATAGACATGTTGTCGGCTCTCTCTTTAGAGGCCGAGATGATCATGATTTTTCTTTCTGGGTCGTTAAATAGTGTCCATAAAACAAAAGCACCAGTAATCCAAGACTTACCAACACCTCGGAAGGCTTGAATTTGAAGTCTTTTGGGACCACTCTGCAAGTAATCAGCAATTGCATATTGAGCTCTAGTTGGAGGAGGTAAATCAAGTTGTTCCCAAAGGGCAGTTAGGAACATCTTGAAGTCATCTTTTAGAGCAGTTAGTACATCGCTCATGTATATGTTTTCTTAGATTTCTTCTTAGCTGTTTTGATTTGTTTCTTTTTCTTCTCCCATTCTTTTTGTTTAAGGAGTTGAATTTTTAGTTTGTCTTTGTTGGATTTAGGTTTCATTAGGTAACACGTTCAAGTTGTTCCATCATCTTTCTTTGATCAATCATAAATTTACGAATTTGATTCATTCTTACTGATATAGGTGCTTCACCTAGGACTGTTAATCCTGTCTGTAAGTCTTGATCAACTCTCCATCTATGTATTAAATCATGAAGCGTATCTTGTAGAACTTTTATATTTTTAGGATGATCACCAGTGAATATTCCACGCTTCTCTAAGAAGCGAATTAACGCTTTTTGTTTATATCTAGGTAACTGTAAAAACAGAGGGTCTGTAGCCGCTAATTCGGCTATATGGTGAGCATGTTGACCTTTAGCAGCAACATCTGTTCTAGGTGGAGCTGTTGGAGAAGTTTGTCTAGCTATACGTTCATTCCTTATAGATGCACCTTTGTTTTTAGACCATTGAGGCATACCTTCAGATTTAATTTTCCACTGATCTGTACCTTTTCTTCTAGTTCTTATGTGATGAGGTCTAGGTTTAGTTCCTTTAGGAGAATTTTGTGGTACATGATAGCTTCTATTAATACCTCTATGTCTAGCTTGTTTTGCACTCCTAGGTATAGTTTCACCAAACCGTAAAGATCTAAGATTAGGTCTATCACTTAACGGACCACTTTGTTTAATTTTACCTGCTTTTTCAGCTCTAACTGAACTACGAACTGTTGGTGTACCTCTACGGAGTTTTATCTTTAATCCGTTTCTTAATCCGTTAACTCCGTTGTGACCGTTCTTTCCGTTCTTAATTAATGTTTTGCCGTTCTTAAATCCGTTCTTAATTAATGTTTTGCCGTTCTTGGCTGCAGCTTTTAATAAAGGTTTTCCATATTTAATTCCTGCCTTAAAAGCTGCCTGTAAAGCAGCTGATGCCATAAAAAAAAGCGGCCATTTAGACCGCCTGATTCGTTAGTTGTTGTTGTTAATCAATGTGGGTATAAGTTCGACCCATTTTCTTTCTCCACTTCTGATTAGCTATGTGGAGTTTCCATCTTTCTTCTCCAGAGAAAGCTTTAGCCGCTGGACTATTAGCAGTATTTTGTATCCAAATTTGTTCAGCTGTTGGACCTTTTTGCTTTTCTTGTTTAACTTCTATTTTCTTATTAGTTTTTTTCTCTTGAGTTTTTACTTTTAGTGCAGCAGGTTGAGTTTGTACTTTAGGTTGAGTTGGGAAGTCTCTATCTAGATCTGCTCTTAAACGTCCGTGGAAATCAGCAGTGGATTCACCTGGTAGACGAGATCCAGCTGGTGTTGTAGGTACTACAGGAGCATTACTTTGAGCTAAAGATTGTTGATCAGAGACGGCTGCTTCATCTGCAAGCATTGCTTGCTCGTCTAACCTTGCATTTCTTAGTTGAGCTAAACGCCCTTTCCCAAGCGATCTTTTTCCTCTAGCAACTTGAGCAACGTTTGCAATATCAAGAAGAATATTGTCGTTTAGAATCCCTGCTTCAGGGAATAATACGTTTTTAGCGGTTTTTAGACCTTGGTCGAGTATATATTGTTTATAAGCTAAATTCAGTCCACCTCGAAGCCACCTATTACCTACAAGTTGAGCTGGTTTATCTAGCGTTTGATTTAATAAACCAAAATCAGCACCCTTTCTTGCATTTCTCAACCAAGCTTCATTAGAAAGATTTCTCCATGCAGAAGACAACCGACTCCTCATCGTAGGTTTTGGCTTTGGCTTTGGCTTAGAAGCTGAGAGTAGGTTTCTATTCTTTCCAGGTTGACCAGTTCTTGTTCCACTACCTTTAACAGTATCTCTAGAGGTATTTGCAGTAGTAGAAGGTTTGATTTTATTATTTCTTGTTGTCAGCTTCCCGCCGGAAGATTTAGTAATAGATTTACTTTGTGTCTTAGTAAGCTTTCCACCAGATGATTTTGTAATCGCTGAAGATTTAGCTTTTGTAATTGCAGAAGAGCCTTTTTTAGCTAGAGCACTTGATTTACGTTTAGCTAATTCTCCTCCTACTTTTCTTCGACTTGCTTTCCATGCTGTACCGGACCACCTCATAAGCTTACCGCCTATCCATCTAGTAGCTCCGATTGCTATTTTTGCTTTCGCCATATCTAATTAATATGTTGAAGAATTAATTGTTCTCTATACGGATTAAATCCATAAGTAGCTCTCATCCAAGAGAGCCAATGTTCGCTACCTTTGTCCTGGTTACATCGTCTACAAGCGGGTACAAGATTCGAAGTGAGATCTTCTCCGCCAATACATTTAGGTTTGACATGATCGAGGGTAAGTTTGTGTGGTTCATGATGTTCTCCGCAATAAACGCATGTGTGGTTAAAGTGTTCCTTAATGGCATAACGCCACAGCCTTTTGGCTTCAGGACTTTGCATGGTTATGAGGTTTTGTAGGTAGTGATCAGGACTTGGGTATAGGGTCATTTACGTGAACGATTTCGTGCTCTGTTTTTCCGTGCAATCTCAAGAGTTGTTCTTCCTCTCTTTGTATGAGAAACGTCTTTTCCGTCACCAACTTTGGATCTACCCTTACGATGGTTTCGACGATTAATACGGTTAAGCTCTACTCTGCGTTTGACCTCTTTTTTCTTTCGGTTGTATTTCTTTTGATAGCGACGTTTCACCATCAAAGATCTTCTATTCTTACGGTAATAACGGGTTGATTTCCCTTTCTTTTTACCTCGTGATTTTTTGGCCATAGAGTCTACGTTGAACCATCTCAGGGTCTATCTTTGGCATAACAGCAGCGAGCTTTTCTAACGGACTTCCGTCATAAGCAACACCACTAATATCATTAGTTTTGAGCCAATCACAGGCTGCTTTTAAATCTTGTGTTGAAGCTTCGCCACTGCGAACACGTTTTAGAAATTCTTCTGTGACAAGGCTATGTAATTCATTAAATTGTTCTTCAGTGGCTTTTTTCATTAGAGTAGTTTTTCTCTTATTAGTGCTACTGCTTGATCATCAACTTTGTTATCAGTTCTAGCTGCAGCTACAGCAAGTAGATCAACAATCAGTTCTTTAACTGCTGTTGTCTGTATAAATGAAATTAAGAGTGGTTTAACTAGGAGGATCATTGTAATTTGAGTGAAGGTTGTTTGATTTCAAGAGGACCGTCTTCCATAATCTTTTCAATGGCTTCTTTACGGTCATTAAGTTGTTTAAGTGTGCCTAGCGGTGAGTTTTCATACATTTCAAATGCTTTTTTAACTGCGAAACCGCCTACAACTACAAGTACTGCAGTTATAATTAAAGTTTTTTTCATTTAGTTTCTATTGGTGGCTTAACTATCAACTTGATAGGGACTACATCACTACACATATGCTCTACACGTGAACCTGGTCGAATGGTGAAACCTTTCTGCATAAGCTCGGCACATTTAAGTGCACGTACAAGCTCATAATCCACGCGCATCTTTTCTTCTTTTCGTTTAGCTATTGACTTACAACGTTCAGTGATTTCTCCATCAAGTGGAAACATGAAGTTCAATTGACCTCCATAATTCCAACCTCTGGAATAACTCTCTGGGTCATAAGGTTTATTTTCACTAGCCAACCAAAAAGGAGAGAAGGTCATTGTTGGTCCATTACAGGCAATACCTTCTCCAAAGTTTTGTCTACTTGGGGCTCCATTGTTCTGGAATTGCACAGCTTGATTCGTAACGTTCCCAGTCGCTGTACTCTGCGGAGCAGAAGTATTATTGATCTCATCGCCACTCGCTAAGGCTGGTGAGCCTATTGCGAGAAGACTGACAAGGAGGTAGTTGTAGCGTTTGTAGTTATGTCGCGATCTATGTCTATTGTTTCTAATAGGACTAATCCTGTTGTTGCATCTGGTGACCTGGTAACTGTCTCCAACTGAAAGTCTTCCCCAGCTGTTGTTACTGTCCAGGTTGTATTTGAATCGGTTATATCTGAAGAAGGAGTCACATTGGTTCCAGACCAACTGTTTAATTCTCCTCCATATACTTTTTGATTGATGGTCTCTGTGACCGTTTGAGTTGTTGTAGTGGTGGCGTTCATTGATCCCTGGGTGAATGCGGGAGTAACTTGATTTGCTCTTGCTACCGAGGGTGATAACAGTAAGAAGAGAATTAACCATGATTTCATTCTTCTTTCTTTTTATGTTGATGTGCCATAGGACAATTGACTGGAGTTTTATTATTTTTACTATTACCAGTTACCAAACCAAAGGAACTAAGTGCACCAGTAAATACACTTGCCACGAACGTGATATCGCCGCTGGAACCCTTCTTTATCATTGGTAACTCGACATAATTCAAAGTAATAATAAAGCCAGCCCAAACTACAACTCCTAAACGTACAAATGTACCTAGTATTGCAATTTGTTCTTCCTTATCTTCAATACCATCTTTTAATTTATTTAGAAGGTTCTTCGGCTTTTCCGTCGGAGTCTCCATTCTTTTTAAATTTCTTTTGTATTCGTTTAACTAGTTGCATAAATAGAGGCTTGAAGACCTTCACACACTGCTTAAATAAACTTGTAGCAGCTAGTGTCGCAGCAACAGAAACAGCAGCTGTAGTAGCTGCAGTAACCAGAATTTCTTCTTCAGGTACTGGCATCCTGTAATTAGTCCAAGGTATGTCTACCTTCTTAACTTCTTTAGGTTGTGGTTTACCTTCATTCTTTTCGTCTTCCTCTGATTTCGTACCTTCAAACGTCGTCAACGATTTCGCTGGGACTAACATTGGTTTGTAAGAAGGTAAATCCGCCTTCGGTGCATCCAAAATTGGACGCGGTAGTAAAGGCGGATTCGGAAGAATTTGATTAGGTAGATATATAGAAGGTATGACTGGCGGACCTAAGGTTCCGTCGGCCAATCTTCTAGTAGGTCAGGGTTTGCAATGTCGTTGTATTGCACAGGGTCATATGAAGACCCATCTTCTTTTTTCTTCTCTGTAGCACCGTTAGAGGCAGTACCAGCTACCGTAGGAGCCAATGTGTTCCGTATAGTTGCACAAAGTTTATCGGTGTCTGCACAGGCATTAATTGTTGTCTCACGTTCGCTACATTTTGCACGAACTTGAGCTCTGTAGGTAGATGTTGCAGAAGGTATCGCTGTACCAGCTTCTGTTTTCCTAATGACTAGCCAATCTGTTTGAGACAAAAGTTGACTAGCAACTTCTTTTTGCTTTTCAACCCAAGTAGTTTTTAGATCTGCAATAGCTTTAGGTTGATCAACTCCCCAATAGAACTCTTCGTCATACCAAGCTGGATCGGCTTCCCAAGTTACGCCTCCAGAAGGTACGGCTGCGCGTTGTGCTGCAGTAGAGCTACGCAACCAATTAGATGGGTATTGTGTACCCGCTGTATCTGTCCAGGCCACATCTAAAGATAGAGGTGACCCATTGTATTTGTATCCCATAATTAATAATTAGTTAACGTGCTCGTGCGATTTTTTGCGGATGTTCAGCAAATGCTGCGTAGATATAATCACTGGTATTTGAGTTATTTTCTGAACCTACATCATCTAGATAAAACCCATTACTTACAATGTCATATTCCATATCATCTAGATTAGTAGTAGTTGAACTATCACCTCGTTTACCTTCGCCGGTATTGTGGTTTGCCCATAATGCTTTTCCTGTTAAACCATTATAAGTCTTTCTTTCAGTATCAACTATACCCCAGCCACTGAAATCAGTAGAGCTATCACCTGAGGAATTAGCTAAGGATCGTTTAATCATTATCCAACGGGGTCTGAATCCTGTATAGACGAAATTAGCTGCACCTTTACCAACAAACTTTCCAAACTTCGAATAGCCTGCAATTTCAGTCCATGCATATGCAACCATTACATCAGCTGCACCTTGCCAAGATACATTAGTTGTAAATTTATCAGCATCAGGTTCGGTATTATTCCAGGCACCACTTTGAGCATCTCTAAAATCCTTTGTATTTAATTTGAATCGGTATGATGCACCAATCTCATGATGATATACATCCCAGTTAGAAGTTAACTCTGTGTTTTTACATATTATTAGTCCTGGTTTAACACTTAAACCGTGGCCAACAGTATATGTACCTGAACTTGGTACAGTCCATTTGGTTATGCTAAATCCTGCTGTATTGTTAACCCATTGAGCACTTGGTGTAACACTTCCTTCAGTTGAAGCGGTTGCTGCAGTTGTTCCTGCATCCCAAAGCCAGGTAACCCATTTATTAGCATTATTATTGAAACCACCTTTTGCTGTAAAGCCATCAGCTAAGAAGGCACTTGCTCCATCATTATCATTACCTGTTTCAACATTAGTATCTTCAGTTTGTAAATAACCCGCAGAAGTACCACGTGCAGCATCTGTTAGTGCATGATCACCTGCTTGGTTTTTAATTTTCTGCCAAACTAAGTCTGGTTGGAAACTTATTCCTTTTATATCCTGAGTAGTTTCTCCATCTCCAGTGTATTGAAGAATATCAAAGAACTTAGATGGATTGTTTACAGTTCCAGCAGCTTCTCCTTCGAATGTATCTGAGAGGTTAGTACTACATAAACATTTATACCCAGCAGGAGCTGCTGCATATTTGAAGGTTCTTTGTCCAAAATTAGCTGTGATCTCTGCAGCATTATCTGAATAAACAAGTGGAACGATATCTTTACCAGTTAAACCCACTGCTGAAAGGTTAACGGCACCTTGAGTAGCATTATTTTTATAGAAAGTTATTTGCCCATCATCCATATTGAGAGCAACACCAATGAAGTCTCCTGTTGTAAAACTAGCTCCATAGTTAGTAGTTGTATGACTACCACCGACATAACTTTGATGTTGACCATTAGGGTTGTAGTGGAAATAATCAACACCACCACAAATTCTATTATCTACGCCTATGTAAGAAGCTGAGTTAGCTTCAATCTCCCAAAACCATTTACCTGAATTTGGTAGTAAGAAGGTTCCGTAACTACTCTTTCCTGAAACAGTCGATCTTAGATTACCTTGCGTTAACGTAGCATTGCTATTCAGTGGATTCCAAGTACAAAATGTACCTCGTACTTCTCCACCAGCACCAGTATCGGTTCCATAATTCGTTGGAGAGTCATTGAGGCAATCTAAACCTGGAGCATCACCTAAGTTAGGTACCTCAAAATTACTCGTATATTTACAAGCACCTGAACCCTTGTAGACCCTTATATCTTGTATAAAACCTTTATAACCTTCACCAAAGGAAGCACTATTACCCCAGCACATTCTTGTTTGATCGAAATCCCAAGTTTGGCTAGTTGCACTAGAAACTACCTTCCCATTTACAAAGAATCGCATTGTATTTGAAGAGTCTCTAGTTGCTGCAAGATGCTGCCATTCTCCTGCTTTAAATACTCCATCGGCTGTTGCGAAGAGGCCACTAGCACCACCACCAGTCATACCATCAGACCATATCCTGCCAGCAGCATTAGATTGAATAGTAAAACCATCATCATTAGTAGGCCAGTTATTAGTTCCATGTCTACAATCAAACATGACAAAGTTATCAAATAACGAGTCAGGTCTTGCCCAAAATTCAACAGTAAATTCACCTGTTCCGATAGTTACATTTGAAGTGTCAATATGAATAGCATCACCCGTACTATCATTACTAGAAGTATTACCGTCAAACCACATCGAAGTACCATAAAAACGGCTTTGTGTAGTAAGAAGATCTACTGAGTTTCTATTAGTAATACTTACAGCACTACCGCTATTCCTTAAATCACTGACATGTGAAACATCAGCGATGGTGTCTCCAGGAACAGCAAAGACAAGTAAGGATTTATAAGCATCAGTATTATATCCTGATCCTTTTGTTCCACCCTGGTCTCCACTTGTTACATAAATAGGTTTAGTTTTAGCATCAGCATTAGCTACGGTTACTACTCCATCAGTGTTAGCTAAATTAGTAACCGTCTGAAAATTATTTCGGGTTGGAGGTTTAAAATTAGCAGTGTATTTAGCAGTACCTTTGTATACCCTTAGTTCCTGCATATACCCTGAAAAAAGGTTACCAGAACCGTCAGGATGTGCCCCGAACGCTAAGTTACCAACCGTTAAATTGTTTGTATCAGATGCACTACCATCTTCTACACCATTTAAATATAATTTAGATGTTCCAGAATTTCTAACTACTGCTATATGATACCAATGATTTGCTGCTAATGCTGTAGATCCAGTAATAATCTGTGCTCCATAATAAAGACCTAATTTATGGTTAGTATCTTTATAGAAATAAACACCTGCACTATTACCTCCTGTATCTGATACATAAGTTTGCTGTGCTGATATTGAAGTATGTTTAATCCAACATTCAATTGTGTAATTTCCCGTTCCAAATTCAAAGTCTGTGGAATCACTAAGAGTTAGATAATCTCCAGTTCCATCAAATTTTATTGAAGAACCATAGAACCTACTATCATCTGTACTTATTGCAGTATCACCTTGAGCTGAAAGTGATTTAGCAGAACCTGAGTTTCTTAGATCTGATACATGAGATACATCAGCAATGGAACCCTCTCCAGTTACTGCTAATACTAGATTAGATTTATTTGAATCTGCTCTATAACCAGACCCTTTTACATCACCATAGTCATCTGAGGTTTTAAGTATCGGAAGACCACCAGTTGCATCAGCAATCTTTCCATTAAATGTATCTTTTCCTAGGTATCTATTTAATGATGTGTCGTTGAACTTGAGGTGGAAAGAATTTTTAGCGAAATCTGCGCCACTAAAAGCAGTACCATTAGTTATAACAGTATCATCTAATCTCACCCCTTTAAGGGTTGCAAATTGACCTGCACTTTTAGTATCGATAACTAATGGCTTACTTGTGGAAATTTCACCACTACCAGTATATACAGTTACCCATGATCCTCCTCCAGGTGAAACAGAATTACCATTCCACTCAGCTTTAGGTGTATTATCTCCTTGGTCACAATAAACTTCTAATTTGGAAGTAAATCTAACAGGTGGCGAAGGTGCCCAAGTTAATGTCTTATTTGCACCATTATTAGCAGTTTGTGCTCTAGTACTCGTATCACCATCAAATGCATTAGCAGCATTAGACATAGTATCATTAGTTGTTAGATCAGCACTCCATGTACGTCCACCTCCACCTGCAGTTACTATTTCATCATAAGTTTTATCCGTTACACCATCTAAAAGAACTACACCGTCAACTCGGAAACCTCTGAACTCTGGGTAATGATTATCAGCTTCAATATTTATAGTGTTAATTGTACCTCCACCAGAAGCTATGGTTTGCCAATCACCAGTATTAGCTCCATTAAAGTATGGTTCATTATTTATAGAATATCTAACTGAACTAATACCACCACATACTTCAACTTTATCTACAAATTTAATTGGATTTGGTGGTGTGAAATTATAATTAACCCAACCAGTAGTTGAACTATTATCAATCTTTGCAATTGTTGCTGACGTACCACTTACGGATGAACCTAAATTTCCATCAAAAGCATAGTCATAAGGAGCATCTGACTTCTCTGTTCCACTCCAATATGAAGGTGTAGACCATGTGGTTCCGTCATTTATTTGTGGGATTGCAAATGCTTTTGGATTCCATACACCAGTATTTGAATCCTGTTCTCCGAATGCAGAAGGTGGTAGCTGTAAGCCATCAATACTGTAAAAATCAGCTATATAGTTATGACGGGATGTACCACTTCTACTAGCACCTATACGTGCCTCTCCAGCAGTACAATTCCAATCAGTATCTGCATACTGTGTTGGTGCGTTATAAGTCGCAAAAGTCTGTGACTCACCGTTTATATATACTTTAATTCTATCTCCAGATCTCGGTGAAGTTGTATCTACTGCAAATACTATATGCATCCAAGCTGAATGATCTCTAAATCGTGCGTTTGTTTTTACGTAATTACTAGGGTCATAATACCAAGTTATTTGATCGGTACTATCATCAAAGTAAGCTTGTAATTCAACACCAGCACCATCTCCATATTGACCTAAAAAATAATTATCATTTGAATGTTTACCTGCACGTTTTAGCCAAAAAGAAATTGTATAAGTTCTTCTATTACCATTTACGCTATGTTTTCTAGACAGAACGGGATCATCTCCTGCGTTGAATCTGAGGCTCTTTTCTATCTGAAAACCAGAGCCTCCTCCTGCCGCTGCTTTCTTTTTCAGAAGCAACGGATTACTTATTACTGTCATTATTAATTATCCTCAGTCGTCAGTGACATCAAGGATGCCTGTTACTAGGACTTTCGCTCCACCTGGTATTACATAGTAAGCTAATACTGATTTCTTACTTTGGGTTATACTCAGTGTAGTACCACCTTCAAACTGTACTTCATCACCCCATGTAGGAGTAATTGCACCGTTATCTATGTAAATAACACCAGTCTGACCTTCTCTACTTGCATCTAAATTGCTAAAGCCTAACTCTACAGCTGCACTGATAGTTAGTTTAAAGTTATTAGAAGCATCTAAATCAAAGTCATAAGTAGCACCACTACTATGTGTAGCTACTGTTACATCACCTCTTTGAGGTTTAGTGAACTCTTGGTCTACATCAGTCTTTGCTGTATCAGTATCTTTTGGTTGATAAGTAGCATCTGCAAAAGCTTTGATTGATTGTTGACTAGCAGCTGCAGTTGCTGATCCAGCTCCTCCACCAAAATCATCTTGATCTAATAGAGATAACGTTGTATCAGCAGACCAACCTAAAGCTGTAGCACTTGTTGCTTTAAGAACTTGTCCGTTAGAAGGTGCAGTTGCAGGAAGAGTTACTGTGTAAGTTGTGACTCCAGTTGGAGCTTTAAGACCTACATATTCTCCACCTGAGTCATCTTCGAATTTGACAGGTGCTTGAGATTTAAGGGTTATATCTGTTGTGAAGTCAGGACTAGTCGCACTGACAATATCAGTTTTAAAATTGAAATCTGTGTCTGCGTCAGATGAGTTTTTATAGGTAACTTTGTTTACCTTAATCGTTCCGTAATCAGCCATTAGTGTATTAACCAGGTAGTGTTTGCATCTGCAGCTGTAACGGCATAACCGTTAGCGACAGTAATAGGTCCAACTGAAGACGCATTGCTATCAGTAGGTATTGAATAGTTTTGTGAGAATGATCTCTTATTGGTGGCAACTAATGCAGCTATTCCAATCTGCATTTCTTTATCTGGATTCTCAGTAACTGTGAAATCAGAACTAAAGTCCAGAGTTTCAATATCAGATCCACCAATTTGACTATCGTTGTTTTTGATAGCTTTTACAGTTCCAGTTGCATTAGCACCTGAACCTTGACTAATGGTGGCGGGTTTCCACTTACTAGCAGAGTTATCCCACTCCAAGACCTGACCATCAGTAGCACTTGTTGATTCGTCTACGTTTGATAGAGCACCTAGAGCTGCATTTAACTGATCAGCTCCAACAGCATCATCAGCTATCTTTGCTTGCGTTACAGCATCATCAACGATGGCAGCTGTATCAACAGCATTATCTGCTAGCTCACTAGCTCCAACTGCATTGGCTGCTATTTTTGCACTGGTAACAGAATCATCAGCAATATCAGACTCAATAACAGTCCCTGCAGCGATATTGTCACTAGTAACAGCAATTCCACTTGGGAGAGTTCCGTTAGCCAGTTTAGTAAGAGCGATAGCTGCATCTGATTTGATATCTCCATCGACAATCACTCCTGAACCAATAGCTGCTGTACCTGTTACGTTTCCAGACCCATCAAACCCTGCAGATGTCCATACGACATCCCCAGTCATACCAATGGTTTTGGTCGCGGCTAGTTTTGTAGACGTTGCTGCGTTTCCTGTAGTGTCTTGATTACCTGCTGCATTAACACCAGGTAGATCAATATTGGCAGAACCGTCAAATGACACTCCTCCAATAGTTCTAGCTGTAGTTAGTGTTGCAGCTGAACCTGTGGTGTTCTGATTACCTGCGGCATTAACACCAGGTAAGTCTATGTTGGCTGAGCCATCAAAAGAAACTCCACCGATGGTTCTAGCTGTAGTTAACTTGGCTGCAGATCCAGTGGTGTCTTGGTTTAACGTTGCAACTCTAGCCGCAGCTAAAGTTCCACTACTTATATTATCTGCGTTTAAATTAGTGAGATTAGCTCCACTTTGAGCACCTAAAGTACCTGTAAGTTTTGCAGCATCTAACGTTTTAATCTTATCAGTGGTTACCGCTTCATCAGCGATATCCTCAGTCATTATCTCTTCTTCTAATCTGAACCTGAGTTGCTCATGGTTCTTATTTAGATCGTTAGCTTTAATCGAACTTCCTGCAGCAAATGTATGCTTAGGAGTTGATACATCTGTATCCCTATATATCCTTACTTTTACACCACTTGCTGGAGCACTATTAAATTTTAATGATGTACCTGAAGGTAATGTAAATGCCGTTGTAGCAACTCCATCTAAACTAGCCTTTAAGTCAGCATCTTTTATGTATTCTATTGTATGCGAGTAGGTATCCCCACCCGTCGAGGTGACAACTTTTTCTGTTGGTGTAACCGCCATTTGTTTTTACTTATAAATGTTGAGTACGGGTTGTACTTTGTCTTGAAGTTGATTTCTTGATTGTTTACCAACTTGTACTTTTCTAAGTTTCTCTTCTTTGGTGGTTTGGATAATACTTTGTACCGTAGGATCAGACATTATGGTTGCCCATGCCTTTCTCCTAGCTCGTTGAAATATTTGATCTATCTTGTCGTTGTGATAATACGATTGAGGATCATCACTTCTACGTCCGTTCCATTTATTGTGATTCATTAATTGAATCGAAGCAAGTATCCTTGGATCTTCAGCTAACTTATTAAGTTGTAGTTCTAAATTCTGATCACCTATAGCTTTCTGGAATAAGGATCTAACTTTAGGATTGTCAGATAAATCATCCCCATTAGGTGAGTAATAAGTAGACATTCTTAAGTCATATCCACTATCAAACAGAAGCTTCCTACCTGGACCCATTTCCATGTTGAATTGAATAGGGCTAACCATATTGAACATACGAGTTATAAAGTCGTGGTCCTTAATAGGCTTACCGTTCAACATGTCATATTTAATAGGTAGTTGATCAAAGGCAATATGTTCAGTAATAGAGTTTCTAGCTCTGAAGGCTTGATCTATTCCTGTACCTAATTCACGCGTATAAGGAAGTAATAACTTACCTATCTCATTTCTAAGTGAAGATAAAGGTAATGTGTTATTCATTAGACCAGCAATAATCCTTTCACCTTGCCCAGGTCTACCACTAAATAAATCAACGAATTGCTGAATACCTGTTAGATAAGATTTACTTGCCATAGTTTGACCTATGACTAATGATATTTTCAACAATTGTTTCTCGGTCCACTCTTCTCCCATCAATTCCATATGATCACCTACATTGGCAACCATTGATAATATTTGGTTGAAAGGTTCAAAGGAGTCATAAGAAACTTGTACACCACCTATCGTTATTTGCCTTGGTTTCCAACCTCCGTCAATCCAGACATTTTTCTTTTGACCATCTGTAGGACCATCACCAGTTAGATTTCCATTCATCCAATGCCATATAGCCATAGAAGTTATAGAAGCACCCATAGCTAACCTGCCTCGTTGTAAGGCTTTCGCGTTAGCTAATTCAGTGGCATTTGTAATTCCATACTTTCTTACATCAGCTAAATTATCAGCGCTAGCCCAAGCAATATCATTGAATTCTTTAACAAGGAAGTTTAAAACAGGTGTATGTTTAGCAGTCAGTTCTAGACCGTTTACACCAGTTCTAGCAAACAAGAAGAAAGGTTTTGCCCAAGGGTTTTGATTGAAGACGTTGTTTAAGCCAGCTGCAAAACCAGTTAGATCTTGAGTTAGGGTTGCTTCTTTCTTAGCAAACTTTGCTGCCTCATCTAATAGGTTGCCATCCGCATCAAAGATTTGACCATAGAACTCATCCTCATATCGTTTAATCAATTGAGGTGTGATTTCAGTTGCATCACCTGCGTTAAATACGTCACTAGCTTTTCTAAATGCCTTTTCTCTAGCTTTAGCTCGACCCATGATGTACCCAAATGAGTCATCAATAGATGCCATGATCTTGGTTGAATAAGTAAACCAGCGGTTGTCATTAGCCCATCGAGCCATATTGGCTATTCGATATGCAGCTTGATCTCCTACTGTTCCCCTTGTATCTGCCCACCTACCTAATAAATCCCAATGCAAATCGCTTTGGGTGTAGTCAGTATATCTAGTCTTAATATCTGCTATATCTCCTGCCCAATATGAGTTCAGCTTTGTTCTGAATAAGGTGAAAGCTTCAGGTATTGATTGCATCATTGCATTCATCGAAGCTAATGCAGCTCTTGTAGTTAGACCATCTCCAGACATAGCAGCTCCCATAGCAGTAGCTAAAGGTCTGGTAAAGGTAGCTGTAGATGTACCAATAGCTGCTCTTAGTGGAGTCTTAGGACCACTGAGCACACTATGTACCATCACACCTTCTAACTCTTTAATTGCTGCACCTGTTTTATTAACACCATTTATCTCGCCACCTCTTAAAGTCTTCTTGGCCCAATTATCAAAATCAGTCAACGTATTAACGTCTTTGACCATAGAGAAGGTTTCAAAGAGAGCCTTCACCATGTCATCACTTGCATCATTATCAGCAAGCTTCAAGACATTCATGATTGCTTCTTGAGATTCACTGATATCTGTTTCTAAAGCATCTGCAACTGCTGCTTTACGCTTACCAGCTCCGAGTTGTCTAAATCGATCAGATAGTGTGTATTTGGCTCGTTTGACTTCAGTAAGACCAACCATCAGTTTGTCCACAAGAGTCGCTGCAGGACCATCAATATCTGTTAAATCTGCAATGTTTGCTAATTCTCTACCTGCTATCCCTAGATCTCTGATCTCTCGTACTAACGAACCAATCACAAGATCCGCTGCAGCTATATTTTTAGATGACCAAGTGACTATTTCATCATTCGTACCTTTTGAAAATATAGTTTTATCAGCAAAAAACTCTCCCCAGAAGTCCTCTGGCTCTACATCAGCAGCCATTCTTCCCAAGATGGTTCGTTGGTGCATCTCTAAAGCTTCACCCCAAACCTCTTTCATGGTTGTACGACCACGTTTTAAAGCATTGACTTCAGCTTTATAACGTTGGTCACTCATCAAATTCTTAGCGATATTGTTGAGTTCTACTTCTCCTAGCTCACTGGATTTAGCCCAGCGATCTAATTGAACAGGTGTCGTTAATGAACCTGTTGAACCTTCCTCAGCTCCCCATTCAGTTCTGATTCTATTGAGTTGAGTTCTGACTTCTACAGGATTGTCTCTTGAGGTTGGTGCTGCCTGCCAAGGGTCAGATATAGGTTTATTTTTATAACCTCCAAACTCAGGGAATTCCAGTTGTAGTTGTGCAGCCTCCCCTACTTGTGCATCTACATCAGCTTCTCTAACAGCTGCTTTCTGTAATTCAATCTCTTCTCCAGGTACAGGTATCTGTTCTCCTTTAGGTCCAGGTCTGAACTTTCTATATCCCTTACCTAAAGCCATGAATACTGAATCAGTCAATAGACCAATACCCATACCTTCGGCAACATTCTTAAATGTCTTCATCAAAGGGTGGTCAGTATCTTTGGTTGAGAAAGGAGTATCAATAAAACCAAACCTATCTCTAATGACTCCTAATGCGTTGTCATCTTGAGAGTACTTAGAGACGATATCTGTAACAGCACCATACTTAGCTGCTCTCCATAATCTTCCAGCTGTAGTGGTTGCACCTGTTACGTTTCCTTTTTTAATTTTCCAAGCTGCTGCTGCAGTTAAACCTGCCATAGATGCGAAGTGGACAAAGCCTCTTAAAGCTCCTCCCCACCAAGTTCTACTTTCTATTGGATTGTCTTCATCAACAAAAGGATCCCAATCAGGTCGATAGTTTTCCCCTTCACGTACCATCTCGCCATTGAGCATGTCAACGACTCTTTCAGGAAAGGTGGCTATGGATGAAGCTGTATCTTGTAAACCTCCAGTGACAATGGAACTGACTTCTTTAGCAGTACCAGCTATGCCTCCTCCACCTTCTTTATTACGAGGATCTTTTTGTTCAGCCTTGGCTTGTTCAAGTTCCTCTTGTTCTAATTCTTCCGCTTCTTGTTGAGCACCTAATCGTTGTAGGTCTTGTTGTAGGAGCTGTTCAGCTTGATCAGCGGATTCAAGCAACGCATCAGTATCTACATCATTTGGATTAAATCCAGAATTCATTGGATTACCTTAGTAATAGTTATCGTTACTTCATGCGGTCGCCATAGCTAAACCAGGAAGTAAATATTCCTCTTGGTTAAAATCTCCGCCTTCCTCTATTATTTGATAACGAGAGATGCGGAATTTGGTGGGTTTAAATATGATTAGTTCTTTATGTTCATCTTCTTTACTATCAACCTCATCCATCACTTTTGACGTTAAAGGTTTAAGACCTTGTGACTGTAATTGGAAGTTAGCTATATCAAGCGCAGTTAAACCTTTTTGTGAATTTGCTAGTTGATAGTAAAGTAGTGGTATTGATCCAACACCAGTCTCTGCAAACGTCTTTAGCAATGCAAAAGCATCTTCAGTACCAGGAATAATTCCTTTAGTTACCAAAGCTGGATTAGCTGCCCAAGCTCGTTTAGCTCTAATTAAATTTTGTTGATACTCAGCATTGCCAGATGCTTTCCTAGACTTCTGACGTTCATTAAACTTACCAGCAAATATATCTTCTTTAACTCTTTCTAATGCTCTTAAGTGTGCTTGATCAGAGTTTTCAGCAGTTTTAATTTCTTCTGCATAATACTGATTATAAGCACGCTTAGCTTGTTGATCTATGGTAACCCACTTAGGAGTTTTAGATTTCTCAGCATCAGTTTCATTTGTATAATCAGTAACGTAAGCTGGGATTAACTCATCAGCTTCATCTTGTAAGTTTGAAGGAATAGCATTTGGACTATTTACTTTGCCTTTCCATGCAGTCCAATCATCATAATCAGTCAACCTATCTACATCTTCTTGTGTGATAGGTATTCTATTCCTTTCTTTCCATTCTAAATTGGTAATAATATCTTCATCAGCTTCATCTTCTTTGGTGGCTATATTATTTAAGTCTGTAGGTACTGGTCCCCAATTTAAATCCCAACCTTCAATAACTTTACGTTTATCATCCTCAGTAAAAGGTCCATCCTTTTGTGCTTTGAAGGCATATACCTGCTCAACATAAGATTTACCTTTTGCTTCTCTAACAGCTTTCTTTTGGTCGGTGTTTTCTATATAACCTTTCTCTAAAGCACTTTGTAGTTGACCAGCTTCGCTAGGCCATAACTCACGTAAGGTTGTTGTCTTACCATCACCACCTCTAGCAGGGAAAGGATGATCTAATAAAGGAGCAACTAAAGAAGCTTCGATTTTTCCGTCTTGTACAGCTTCAATTAATAACTTAATTCCGTCAGCTCTAGCTCCACTATTACCAAACTCTCCTTCATGTTTAACAATGTGCTCTACAAAAACATTATAATTTCCAGATCTTATACCTCTTAGAAGAGTATCTTGTCTCTCATCTTGTCTACGTTGAGTGATGATACCTTTCTGTGTATTGACATATTCTGCAGCTGACTTTGCTTCATACCTACGCATTGATGGAAACAAATATTTGTTCAACATCACAGGGTTAATGTTAGCAAATTGTCTGGTATAAGCCTTAGCTATTTGACCTTCTATATAAGGACGCTCTTCTGGTTTGGCATCTCTAAGAGTTATAAATCTACCTGATCCTGGCGGTACTTCTACTTCATATTGATCTGAAGCTCTTTCATAAAATGCACCATAATTAAGAGCTGCGTCTTCTAATCCTTGACGGACATAACCATATTCTTCATTACCTCTTCTTAGATCTTCAGCAAGGAAGAAGTTACCTGTTTGACGTTCAGCCTCAGCAGCCATTGTGTTGCTAAAGGCTTCCTCTTGATTGAATAAGGCTTCTTCATAATCATGCCTTCTTTGTGCTTCTAAAGGTGCTCCCTCGTCTTTATATTTCATAGCACCTTCTAAGCGTTTTTGATCACGCTGAGCTGCTAAGACAGGAGCTATTACTTTTGCTGCAGTAGGTGCAAACTGTGCTAGTGACATTAGGGCTTTATCTTTACCTTTCCCTATAGCCATCTCTTGTTTTATGAGTTGATCAAAATATGCATCTCGATCAGCTTTTTGTTGTTTCGCATTCTCATCGAAACCAGGAATCGCATCAAACTGCTGAACAGGATCAAACTTGGCTTCAGGAGCATGCGCTTCAAATGGAGTTTGTGTCATAATTATCCTGGTCCCCAGAAACCACCTTTTAACCCAGCACTTTGTCCTATACCCTGTACTCCACTAGCAACACCAACTAATAACATAGCATTATTAGCTAAGTATTCTAAAGGTCCAGGAAAGACAGGTTTAGCAGGAGGTAAACCAGGTACTGGGGGTAATCCTCTTTGTGTCAATGTACGGTTTTGCATAGCTAATAGTTGCCTACTAGCACCTTTTAGATTTTCAGTTTGTTGTACTCCAGCACGTCTAAGATTTGCATCTCTACGAGCTTGTCCAAACATAAACTCTAGTTGAGTGTTTCTACCAAAGTTAACAGCTCGACCACCTTCATTAACTTTTGAAGATTGAAGAAGCTTACGGTAAGCATCTTCGTTATTAACTAAATATTGATCTTTAGTAAGACCAAATTTTCTTTGTATTTGTCCTACTTGCCTAGAATATGCTAAAACATTTTCAGCAGCTTGGACTTTAGATCTGCCTATTTTGACTTTCCAAACGTTATTATTAGCTACTGAGCGTCCCCAGTTAGCCATATCATCACGCTTGTACTTATTCATCATGGCTTTTTTATTAGCTATTCCTAAACACACGGCAAAACTCTATAAAGGATAAGTTGTTGGGTCCATGTTTAATTTCACGGAGAAATCTGAACCCTAAAAATTTAAGTAATTTTAGATGTACTTTGTTCCGTTTATCAACAATGTTCCAAAGTAACTTCTCTTTTCTACCCTCTACATACCTCTTTGCTTCTCTTGCAAATGTATGTGGATAGTCTTCTATTACTGGTGTACATAACATCCATATCTGACCGCCTTCATCTACTCCAGCCATAC